AGAACTGATGCTGTTTTCTTTGTGCATCTCTGAACAAATCCAACATACCCATTGTATATGGAGTTTGGATCGTCGATTGTAACTGTTGTGCCTGGTAAAATCATTAGTCTCTTTGCCTCCAATCATCACTACGTTTGTCATTATGAAACCAGTTTGCTATATCATCTGCACCACCGAAACCCTTTTTGTGTTTCCTTGAATCCGAGTCTCCTATATCCAAGTACTTAAGAAAAGTTGAGTCATTATCCGTTGTTAATCTTCTTGCTTGGCTTAACATACCTCTCGCTGATGTGTTTGCCTTTGATAATTTCTCTGCCCATATCATATCATCTAAACTTACTTCCTGTTTTGCTGCAATAGACTTACAGATTCCTTCTAACCGAAGGCGATAGGCGGTTGATAACATAAACTAATACATATGATTAATATAATTTATACTACCTTCCGTCCCAGATCATATCAGGCATTGATCCTTGTCCTGGTTTTATTACAAACAGTAATAAAAAATATGCACCGAAGTAAATTAAATTAAAAGTCCATGCCTGTCTGTAAAGATATTTTCTTACACGCATAGCATACTCTACTTTAGAATTTGCAACAGGGTCAAACTTATTACCTATCTGTCTTAGTATTTGTTCTATAACAACTGCAACTAGTGTACCTATTACTAATGGATAAAATACAAAGTTTGCGAATGACATAACTGCTATTAAAAAACTCATACTTTTTTCCTCCGTCTTTTCTTTTTAAATAACTTTTGGTAAATGGGTCTAACAATAAACAGATCTATCAACTCAATAAGAAATAAAAATCCTAAGAATATTACCATCCCTGCTACGGCTATCCCTTCTAATATTTTTAAAAGTATATTTTTCATTTCTTTGTTGGGTCTGGTAATATAAAAGGTGGAGCATCATTACAAGATGACTCACCATACTGTTCGTATTCCTTATACCCTGTCATCTTACCACTAGTTTTCATAAGTGCTGACATAAATGAAATAATTAAAAACACTACAGGTGCACCAATGATGAGTGCAGCTGCAAAAATATAACCCACAATGAACTCAGGGATAGAATGATTGCCTAGAAATTCATGATTCTCTAGTAAAAAATTAGTCATCGTGGTCATCCCATTGGTCTGTAAGACCTTTGTTGTTAAAGAATGCTCTGTATACACCAAACCCTGACAATATCAGAGTAACAACTGCTATCGATATTCCTAATGTCAAATCAGGATCTGCGGTGTAGTGTGGTATGATAGCATTACATTTTTGCCATGTGCCAGGTAGTGTGTAAACATTAGGGCAAGTTATAAAAGTCATAATTTTATTTTAGTAAAGCAGGAACGTCTCCGTCACCCTCATCTTCATCATCTTCATCTTCTAGTTCTTCTATCCTTAGTTCTAAAGATTTTTTTAGAAAACGATCTTCGAGTTGAGCGTCTGGAGTAAATTGTACATCAACTGTTCCTGTCTCGTCAACCTCTGGTGAGAATTTGATGACAAGTAACTCATCTCCTTCCTTAACAACCCCATCTATTTCTGGATGATTAGTTATCTTTTTTCTTTTGATTGGTTTGTTTATATCACTCATGTTTTTCCACATAAGAGACAAAGACATACCAAATAACCCTACCAATGTGAGGAGAAATAGTATGGGAACTGCTGCTGTCATCTGTGTGGATTGTAGTAGTTTAACATTAATAATAATATAAAAATTATTACAAGTATCGTTAGGATAATCATGATGTAAGTATTTAATGATTAGAGACTCTAAAGACTACAGTATATCTATATCCGTATTCTTTAGTAGGTGCATGTCCTCTATGTTTTAAGTGTGAAGGAAATACTATTACTCTACCAGGTTTATACTGATAGACTCTAGTACCTTCAGCAAAAGGATCTTGTATTTCAAATGCTCCACCCCATTCTTCTTTCCAAGTAGGGTTTAACATTAACATAATAGTTTTTTGATCGGAGTCTCCATCAGTATGGAAACTACCTTCACAAAATTGGTGTTGACAATTTACGTTGATGTAATCTAGATAAAATTGTTTCTGCATTCTTAGTTGGATTGCTTCAAAGATATCAAAGAAATCTGTAGCATAATCCATATTCAAATAAGATATTCTGTTTAGACTTGCTCTTTCAAATATCTTACAACCAAATAATTTATGTGTTGATGACTCTCCGTAAGGGAATCTACTTCTGTTAGCAGTATTACCTGCAGTAAAAGGAAGTTTTTCAGTGACCATAGGAAAGAGATTATGAATGTATCTCTCATCAAATAGATCATCAATAATTTCAATAGGTTGCATTATCTAAATGGTAGTTTTGCATTTCTTAATTTATCTATTACATCACCCTCAACTCTGTTGACAATCTTATCAAGCACATCTATATCGATGTGCATGAATGGTGGGATGATACCTAATAATCTTAGCAGACCATCTACAAATAATGCAAGGGCAGTGAACCCTAATATCATACTGATGACAGTAGCATCACGATTGTGTTTACGCATTGACTCTTCATCAATACGTTTTGCTTCTGCTAATGCTTCTGCTATTAATCCGTCCACTTCTTTCTTAGTGTAGAAAGAACCACCTGTTATTTTCCCAAATTTAATATCAGATAGTGGGAACTTATCCATTTTAACCACCATCCATTGCACATCCTATCACACTACCTCCAATGATACCTGCAGGGATTGCCCACCACCTGCCTTTACCTTGAGATCCATAACCTGCTAGTCCACCGCCCATCAGAGCACCGATTGCTGCTCCGTCAGAACAATCATTTGTATCTACATCTTCGTATACTGTTACGTGTCTACGATATGAAGGTGCAGGATTGCTATACGCTGTGGAATTATCACAAGGAACTTCTAGAGTTTCATTCCAAGACTTGACGTAACCAGGACTATCAAGAGAACCTGGTACATATTCTTCTCGGTATTCAGTCTTAAAGCAAGTGCGTGATGCTGAATAACCTGCTTGATATTCATTCGCAAGAACTGAAGCAGGTGATAATGCAATAATAGATGCAAGTAAAAGTTTCATTTCTTTGTTGTATATAATATTATTATAGCAAAAAGGGGAGCGTTGTGAACTCCCCTTGTGCCAGTTTATAAACTGATTAGTCCTCTTCTGCTAAGGATTGAAAGTAGGATAACGTATCAGTTTCTTCAGCAGCAGGTGCAGCAACTGCACTCTTCTGTCTAAATTCTGTTACTTCTTTACCCCAATCTCTTGGCGTACCTCTGCCTTCACTTTCATCTTCTAAATCTTCATTAGCAATCGGTGCTACCGTTGTTGCCTGAGACTTAAGGACTAAGTTAAGACGTGCTTTAAGTGCATCGTATGACTTAAAGTTCTTGGGATCTTCAAACTCAGCAAGAGAGTAACCTTTCTTCCAGATTTCTTCTAGTTGATCATCATCAAATCCTCCAAGCACATCTGCTGCAGAGAACTCTGACTTATCATAGTTCCAATAACCATCTACCTTTCTGATCTTTAATTTAAAATCAGCACCCTTCCAGAAATTGAATGGGTCGATAGGTGATTCATCTGCAAATGCAGGTTGCATTGCTTCGACTAATTTATCAAAGATTTTCTTACCATACTTGTATAAGAAAACTTTACCTTCGTTCTCTGGGTGATTAGGATCTGACACAACATAGATGTTAGAGTAGTAAGAGAGTTTTCTCTTCTGTGCTCTAGCGATTGCTTTGTCTGACTCTTTACCACTGTTCCAGAGTTCACGATTAAGTTCACCGACAGGATCATCTTTACCAAGAGTAGTTAAACTGTTCTCGATATACCATTGACCTTGAGGTCCCTTAAACGCATGACTCCATACCTTTGCCCAAGGCATATCCTCTCCATCAGGAGCAGGAAGGAATCTTATGACTGCAAAACCATTACCAGACTTATCTAGTTCGGGTTTCCATAGTCTCTCATCCGCACCTGTTTGTGTAGGTTGGTTGAGTTTCTCTATCTCTTGTGTTAGTCTTGCAAGTGAATTGCCAGAACTAGCCTTCTTTAAAGAAGCAAAAGACATAATCGTATTCTCCGTATTGAATGTATTAAAGCTACTGTGTAATCGTAGCGTACTATTTAGGGTCTGTCAAGTTCGTTTATTTTAGCATCTCCTAACGTTTTAATCATGCTCTCCATGCATTGTGAAAGGTCTGCAAACCCAAATGCCTCACACATTGCATTGATTCTTGTCTTCATATCTGCTGCCTCTTCATCTGTCTGTGCAGCAAGACATAACCTAGTGTAAAAAACTTTTTGTTTTTCTATTAATTGTTCGCACTCACCTATGTGTTCAATCTTTTGTGACTTAGACATGAACCCAAGTCTTCCTGTTTGTATTGCTATCTCTTGATATTGTGAAAATATATCTTGAAGATTCTGTTGGACTTGTTCGTGAGAAAAGAAACTCATAAGGGTAACACTCCTTTACTGGTTGCCTTCATGTAATTTAAACGTTGTGCTTCATGCTTCAAACGTTCTTTAAGTGGTTTAGATAATAGTTTGGGAACAGTTTCTAATTCGATTCCTTTATCTTGACAATAGGTTACTACTGCTTCGATATATGTAATCAAACCATTACTATTCTTTACTAATTTTTCAATCTCTATAGAGAATTTATTAGGTGTTAGGAAGGTATCTTCCAGTTGTTCTTTAGGCATTTTTTCCCCTAACAAATTCCTCAATGTAGGATTTGAGTAGTTGTAAATAGTCATCAAGATTGTACTTCTGAAATACTTGAGTAGTTCCGTCTTCGGTTGCGATGAGTGTGACAATTTTCTTTACCTCTATACCTGATCGTTCTAAGAACATCGCTGCGTATGCAGTTTCTTGAACAAAGTAATGTTCAATATGATCTTCTTGTTTTGATTTAGTTGAAGTTTTAAAATCGATTACTGCTAACTCACCATCAAATTCACCAATGCAATCAACACGTCCTGCCAGTCCAAGGTAATGAGAGTATAGAAATGTTTCTAGACAATGTATCTTGTTAATGCGATTCAGTTCTGCTTTAGCGGACTGAAACATTCTAACAGATAATGGATTATTTTCCAAGTATTTGTCAAGATTTAAAACACCATTAATATAATCTTCAGTTATACTATGGAATGCTGTACCACGTTGAGTAGTTCTAGCAGTGATTCGATTAGCCTCATCTTCACCAATTCTTGCTCTCCATTCCTTAAAGAACTGAGCGTTCTTGAAAGATGTTATTGAGGTAACACTTGGATAATATTTATCAGCATCAGGAATTTTATAGAACCGAATACCATCTTTATTAACAGGATTAGCATCCAAATTATCAAAGGGTACATCAACGAAAGTGAATGACATTTAAAATCCTAGATTGTATTTTGCAATTAGATATGATCTTACTAGTCCAGAACGAACGATATCATCTATACCAAACTCAACACAGGTGAATTCTTTATCCATCTGTTGTAGAATTTTAATAAAATCTGAGATACCAGACTTCTCATATTCTTTTACGAGATCAGTTTGTGCAACATCACCACAGAACATAATCTTAGCATCCTCACCTATGCGAGTGATCATTGAATCAAGTTCATGGAAATTTAAGTTACTAAACTCATCCACTATTACAATAGTATTATCAAGAGTAACACCTCTGATAAAACTTGTAGACCAAAAGTCTATGGTGTCTTGTGCTCTAAGATTATCATAGAGCATCTCAAATGAATTATCATCAGGCATACTGAACATGTATCTAACCATGTTTTTGTATGGAATCTGATAGAGATAAGATTTATCTTCATGATCACCAGGTAAGAAACCAATCTCTCTGGTAGGAACTAAAGACCTTACAATAACTATTTTATCATAAGGTGTCTTCTCGTCAAGAACTTCTTGTAAAGCAAGATACAATGTAATAAAAGTCTTACCAGTTCCTGCAGCACCATGTAATAATATATTCTTACCCTCAGTATAAGCAGCAAACACGGCTTTCTGATTCTCTGTCAGAGGTTTAATGTCTGACATGTAAGTTTTATCGATAGGTTTCTTGCGTTTCATTTGTTTCGCAGTCATTCCATTAGGTATAGGGTTACCACCGTTGGATTTTTTTCTTGCTCTAGGCATTAGGTATAACCAGAAAGATTAGCTAGGGGATGTGCTGATTGTACTTTAGACATCACTTCTTTAAATCCATCATCCACCTTTGGTTTGCCATACATTTCTGAGGCAACACCTGCCATCCAATCTTTATCCCAATCTGGATTATCCTTTCTCCACTGTTCATACTTTGCTATAGTCAGGTTGAGTTCTTGTTTCTCACCTGTCTTAGTATTTATTACTGGGTAGATGGGCATTATTTTCCTCCGATGAAACCGAATAGAACTTTAAAGAGTGCTCTAATAAATGTAAGAAATGGATAGGGATCATTGACTCCTATCTCTTCAAACAAATACATGTTCAATCTAAAAGCATAGTTCGCTTCTGTTATTATAGCATTCTTTTGGGATTCTGTGAACCCCATCTCATCTATTACACCACGATATCCGTTCTTCCACACCTTAGCATCATCTATATCTTCAAAGTCATAGAACTCTAGTCCTTTTCCTACAGGAGGTTTCAATGCTTTCTCTGCTATCTTCTTTAATATCTGTCCACCAGATAAGTCACCGATGTATCTAGTATAATGATGTGCTACTAATAGATAAGGATCTTGTTTAGCAACCTCTTCTATTCTAAAACAATATGTACTACATGCAGACGTAGGTGTTATTAAGTCTTTCCATTTAGGACCATAATAATATTCTAAGTCTTTTGATAATGCTTCAACACGTTCTAACTCTGGATAGTTTATCACCTTAACATTTAGATCTTCAGACTCTTTAATACATCTTTCCATTGTGCTATAAACAAAATAGAATTGAGCAATGAGTCTACGATATTCTTCTGGGTCTAATACACCACGAAGAAAACTAGTAACAAACTTACTATTCTCTGCTGCGTTGTGTGACTCCTTAGTTCCTAGTTTTAATTCTTTAGAAAATGTTTCTACCATAATTTATGAATTAACTTTAGTCTCATTCTTATCAAATAAGATACGAGAGATTACATATAGACCAAGTGATTGTAGGTATCCAATAGGAGGTAACCCAAACAGACTTGGTATCACTAGGTTCCATGTTCCCCACAAGATAGCAGGTTTAGCAAAGAAATTTACTATAGCACCTACGGCTTCTATATTCTGTTGTTGTTGAATTTCTTCTGGAGTTTTCACTTTAGTTCTGTCAAAATAAACAGTCATCGTTTTTTCTTAGTTTTCTTTTCACTAGGATCTTTCCATAGGTTTGGACGAATAGTTCCTCGTGATTGTTTAAAAGATACAAAATCTTTTTTGTATGCATCATAGTAATGATCAAACAAGTCTACCGCTTTTTGACACATTGTCAAGTCGTACTTTGTTTCACCATCTTTTTTATACGTCACTAGATATGCATTATAAGGTAGCTTCACATCGTCTGCATCAGCAGGTGTGCAACCCTCCTTGAGAATACGAACCTCAGTTGTCATGAACGATTACCCCAAATAATTTGTGGAAATGCTTCTTGAATTACTGTTTTAGTAATACGTTTATACTTTGAAGTAAGCTTACCATCCTTAACTAAGCATACTAACTCTGCTTCGTCTTTAGATAGTCCTTCTAAGAGTTGAATAAACATAGACTCTCTCTTTGCTCTTTTAAGAGAATCTTGTCCACCTTTTACAAATCTAAACAGACCTCTATACTCCTGTTCTAAACGAGTATGATCAGTGCCTAGTGGTGCATCATTAGGTGTAAAAGGAACCTCACCTTCTGGAATCATAGAGACTACGCTATCATCAAAGTTCCAAATTAATAACTGTCTTAAAGCATTAGAGTTATGCTCTCTGAGAAGGTTAATTTTTTCTGCTTTTGTTTTAGCATTAGAAACCTTACGTAAGATTTCTGTGATTAGTAATCTAGGATTACTATTTTCTAGTGTTTGTGTTGCCATAATTAGTTAGTCATCATCGTCATTATCTAATTCAGACCACGGATCTTGCTTCTGCACATAAAGTAATTCATCATGAAGCATATTACCCTCTTCATCAAACATCTCAGGATGTGTGACTGATTTTGAATAGGCAGCGTTTTCAATAAAATCTTCAACGTAACCTTTTGCCAACCACGAGGTAGTAATACCAAGAATAAAAGCACCGATAACGGTTAATACTACAAGTGCGATTTCCATAGGACTCTCCTTAGTTAACTTTATTTAGTATCATAAAAGAAGGGTAATGTCAGACGTGAATCGTCAAAGTCATTACCAAAATATGTACCAGCAGCATGGGGTGCTTTACCTTCATACGCTACCAGTCTATTATAATAGTTAGTAACAACATTGATAGTCTGAAAGTGACCTCGATTATATTCCTCCTTAAGAACATTAAACTTACGAATCTCCTCTGCATCATGTGACACACAGGCATCTTTGTAAGATTGTCCCATAGGATTAGGATCAATAATTCTCTTACCGATATAAGTTCCCGACTCTTCTGGGTCAGGGTTCTCATCATTTAGATAAATCAATCCAGATAATTGGAAGTTATCTACATGATATAATCCCTGTCCATGAATGCCAGGTGTAAGATGATACCAAGCTTCAAAATAATTGATCTCTATATCAAGTCCAAACTCTAACTGTTTGCGAATAAAAAGAGTTAAAGTAGGATCTACCTTTGATCTAATACCAGGATATCTAGGATTAGAATCATTGATAGGATTATCATGCTCTTTCTTTAGAGCTGATAAAGCAAGAGATCTAACATGATTTGGGTTTGGAAAGAACATATCTTCAAACCGATAGTTTCTATCAGGTTCGCCTTTGATTCCTTTATTAAACTGTTGGTTACCACCTAGTGATAGGTCAGATAAGTCAGACAGATTTTTCCAGGTATCTCTGTTCATATGATTTGGTATCGTTCAGTATTCGCCAAAGATAATTTCTTAACTTTGTTGCTTTTGTTATCCCAAGGTGTCCATATGCTTCTTGAAGTTGTTTGTGATATGAATCACTTCCACCTTCAATAAAAGCATCTAGGTCTGAAACAGTTAATGCAACCGTCTTCATAGTAGAAGATTCTTTGAACCTGTCTACCATTTTCTTGTCAGCATTTACTTGCTTCAAATAATTATAACACTTAAATGGATATTTGTCACGCTCGAAAGCCTGATCAATGGCGTACTCAATCAATTCGCATAGTTCCTCATAGTGTGAGGGCAGAAATGGTTTTGCCATTATATTATATTATTTTCTCTCAGATATTTAACAGTTTCGACACACCCTCCTAATTTATCTGCATTCATTAGCACTTGTGGAAACGTAGTAAGGTCTCCAAACTCTCCATAGAATGCTTCTCTACTAAAGTGATGATCTAAAATATACTCTCTATACCTTATACCTTTTGCATCAAAAACTTGTTTTATTTGTTTACAGTAGGAGCATCCTTCTTTACTATACACTGCGAAGTTCATTCCTGATCTTCTGTTGTTTACTCCTACACCAATTAAAGTATCTTGCATTTGTTTTTAAGAATAAAAAAGGGTGGACTATGCCCACCCTGTTATTTAGAAAATTAACTTTCGCTTTAGAAAGTGAATTTTACACCTGCTTTAGCAGACCAGTCAATGTCATCTTCTGCAGTTACACCAGAGATTTCTCCGTAGAACTTATCATAAGAACCACCAAGGTATCCGATTAGTTCAACATCACCGAAGTCATCAGTTGTTTCTGTGTGAGTCACTGTAGGACCACCAGATACATACCAACCGATTCCGTTTGATGTTTCTCCTTCGTATCCAACCTGTGCTTCAAGAGCACCAGATGTATATGCACCATCAGGATATGAACCACTTGCTTCTAAATTAACATATGGACCTGCAAACGCAGCACCAGAGAATAGAAGAGGAGTTG